AGCGCACGAAACGAGCGGGGGCCTTCGGGCCCCCGATTGAGAGGAGACCATGGCACCATTGCACGTTTATTACAAGGGCGTCCTGGCGCTGGACGAGGAGTTCGAGCCCGACGACGCATTCCAGCTCGAGGAGGCGCGATTGCATCTGGGGGCGGTCGGGGGATCGTCGGAGGACTTCCTGATCACCCTCGATTCTCTCGAGGGCAGCGAGTTCGACGTCGTACTGAACACCCAGGCCATGGCCGCGGTGAGCGACGAGGTCTATCAGCCCACGAGGCCGGAGGTCTTTCGCAAGGGCGAGAAGCTGAAGTTCACCTGGACGAACACGAGCGCCGTATCCTGGGGCCTCGAGATCGTATACCAGCTGATATAGGAGCCGATCGTGGGAATGACGCTGGTCACCGCGCCTACAGCCGAGCCGGTCTCGGTGATCGAAATGAAAGATCACCTCCGCATCGAGATCGATGAGACCGCCGAGGATGCGATCCTGGCGAAGTGGATCAAGGCCGCCCGGCTGATGGTCGAGGCCATCAACGCGCGCCGGCTGATCACGCAGACCTGGGACTGCGTCCTGGACAGGTGGCCCTCCGGGAGCGTGATGAAGCTACCCTATCCGCCCCTGCAATCGGTGACTCACGTGAAGTACACGGATACCGCGGGGACGGAGAGCACCTGGAGCTCGGATGACTACATCGTCGACACCGACGCCTGCCCGGGGAGGATCGGCCTGGCCTATGGGGAGATCTGGCCGACGACCACGCTACGGCCGATCGCCGGGATTGCGGTGCGCTTCGTATGCGGCTACGGGGATGCGGCGGACGTGCCCGAGCACCTGGTGCAGGCGGTCAAGCTCGTGGTCGCCCACATGTACGAGAATCGCGAGATCACCGACCTCAAGGATCACTTCGAGCTCCCCTACGGCGCGTCGCGGCTGATCGAGATGGACAGGATTTACAGCCTATGAGAGCCGGAAGGCTTCGGCACCGAGTGACGATCCAACAGATGACGATGACCGCGGCGACCTGGGGCGCGGCCGAGACCTGGTCCACCTACAAGACGTGCTGGGCGGCGATCGAGCCCCTGCGGGCCCGCGAGGTCGAGCAGGCGCAGCGCTTCAGCTCCGAGGTGACCGCGACCATCGTGATCCGGTACGACTCCGGGGTCACCGCGGCGATGCGCGTCTCGTGGGAAGGGCGCATCTTCCGGATCGTCGGCGTGGTGGACCCCGACTACAGGCACCGCGAGCTGCAGCTCTACGTGGTGGAGGGCTCCGATGATCAAAGTTGAGATCATCAAGAGCGGGCGCGGCTGGATGGACCGATTCCATCAGAGCACGATTCGGCAGGCGACGCTGGATGCTCTGCGCGATGAGCTCCCGCGAATGGCGGAGGACGCGCGGAGGAACACCCCGGTGAGCCCACGGTCGAAAGAGCATCTTCGGGACACGGTCGGCTACGGGATCGATCGAGAGAAGGGCTACGGCTACCTGAAGGCCGGCGGCACGTTCGCCGTCTGGTACGCGCACCTCATCGAGCGTGGGTTCACCGATCGCGCGGGCAGATTCCACCGAGGCCGCCGCTTCATGGGCCGGGCGATCGAGGATCACTCGCAAGACGTTCTGGTGGGGCTGCGGCGGCACCTGGAGAGGCGCCTGAGCCATGGCTGATACCCTCGAGCAGGCGCTCTACGAGCACACCACGGAGATCACGACCGTGACCACGATCGTCGGCACGCGGATCTACTGGGGACAGGGTCCCGAAGAGGTGACCTTCCCCTACGTGGTGGTGGTGCTCGCGGGCGGGCCGAAGGAAGCCTACACCCAGGGAAGCCGGAACAGCGGACTGACGCGGGTCGAGTGGAACTGCGTCAGCCACGATCGCTGGCAGGCGCACACCCTGGCGCGCTACGTGCGCGACGATCTCTACGAGTACCGGGGAGTGCTCAAGGGCGTGATGATCGAGGAGACGCGGATGGTCGATCTCTCAATGATTCCCGGGCTGAATCCCGACGTCTACGGCTATCGCACGGAGGCACAGTTCAGATGGACGATCGCATGAACGCTCTGGCGATGATCCACGCTCGCGGGGGCAGCAAGCGTCTCCCCGGGAAGAACCTGGTGGAGTTCTGCGGCCGGCCCCTGGTCTCCTATCCGATCGCCGCCGCTCTCGAGTCGGGGCTCTTCGCCGAAGTCATGGTCAGCACCGACGACGATCGGATCGCGCAGGTCGCCCGGCACTACGGCGCCGAGGTGCCCTTCATGCGTTCCGAGTGGGCCTCCGGCGACGAGGCGATGGCCGTCGACGTGTGTCACGAGGTCCTGCGGATGTACGGCCTGGCGAACCGGGAGTTCGACGCCTTCTGTGTGCTCCACGGTTGCCAGCCCTTCATCCGGCCGGATCTCCTGCAGGCGGCCGCGGAGCTCCTCGGGCGATTCGATGTGGTACGCGCAGTGATACGACGGCAGCCGGTGGAGTGGGCTCTCCACCTGGCGGAGGACGGCAGAATCGAACCGGTGCATCCGACGCTCTGTCAGGCCAGGAGCCAGGACTGTGAGCCGGCGTACTCGCATGCCGGAATGCTGTACTGGGTGAAGACGGCGGCCTTCGAGCGGGAGAAGACCTTGTTTCCGACGAACTCGGGAGCGATCGTACTGAGGGAGGACGAGTGTCACGACATCGACGAACCGGAGGACCTGGTAATGGCGGAGCTGAAGTACGCCCGGCTGCATCCTCAGACGGACGAACGGGAGATCGTGCGGCTGTTGACCGCGGACGGCCGGGAAGTGGAGCTCAGGATATGAAGCGCCTGGCGCTGGTGGGCACGGCCTCGAGCTGGTCGAAGGCCCCCTTCGCGAATCCCGAGGTCGATATCTGGTGTCACGGCTCCGCGACCCAGACCGCGCGCGCGGACCTGCAGCCCCCGGGGCTTGAGGATCTGCTCTTCCCCGAGCCGGGGAAGGCGTCGATCTGGAAGCAGCGGATCCCGCGGGTCACGGCGTTCTTCGAGATTCACCCCAGGGACACGTGGTTTCAGTGGGCCGACGGTCTCAACGGCTACGGAGTTCCCGTGTACATGCATCAGCACTTCGACGACGTGCCGACGTCCGTGGAGTATCCCCTGGCCGAGATCGAGGCGCGATTCCCGCGGGGGCTCTTTTCCTGCACCACCACCTACATGATCCCGCTGGGGATCCACCTCGGCTACAAGCAGATCGGGCTCTACGGGATCCACGTCTCGGCCGAGACCGAGTACTTCTTCGAGAGTCCGGGGATTCACTACTGGTGCGGGATCGCGGAAGCCATGGGGATCGAGATCGTGGTGCCGGAAGAGAGTAGCGTTCTCGCGCAGAGCTTCCGCTACGGCTACGAAGAGCCGCCGGCGGAGATCGCGCTCTTCGAGTATCAGTTGAAACTCCTGGACGACGAGATCGCGAAGAACGAGAAGAAAGCCCAGGAGTATCGGACGAACAAAGCATTCCTGACGGGCGCCCGTGCGGCGTTCGCAGCGATGGCGAGAAACAAGGCCCAGCGGGCCTAGAGGAGAGGAGAGACATGAGCACAAAGCTTCATGCGAAGGACGCGCAGCTGGGCGTGATGAGCCTGGCTACCGCAGACGGCTCGGGAGACACCCTGGAGGCGGCGTACTACCAGATCGTCACCATAGGCGATGACAGCGTCACCGCGCTGCCCACCGCCTTGAGCGCAGGGTATTTCTGCCGAGGGGACACGACCATCACGCTGGCGGTCGGAGACAGCGTGCAGAAGGTGACGCTGAACCAGCTCTGCACCGCGACCGAGGCGACGGTGAGCTACACGAAGGACACCGACGAGGACACCTCGCAGTGTGACACCGCGAAGAGCTACGCCGAGAGCGAGTTCAGCGACATCGACGTGAGCGTGAACGCCTACAACAGCCAGGACGACGACTACCTGCTCGACCTCGAGAATCACTTCGTCGAGATCATCGAGCATACGTCCACCGGCGGGGTCACCCTGAACGCGATTCAGACCGACACGGTCTGGCTCATCGCGAAGGAGAACAACACCTCGACATCGGGCCAGATCGAGAAGGTGGCGTTCATTCCGCTCGCGTTGAGCGAAGTCGGGAAGACCCTGAATCTGATCTCCGGGCCCCAGGAGTTCAACCTGACGGCGAAGGGCAAGGGCTCCGAGCTGCCGCAGATCTACTACAGGCACATCGCGTAATGGCGCGCCTGGAGATCGAGAAGGGCACCCGGGCATCGAAGCACCGGGTGCTCTGTGACGGGAAGCCGGTGGAGAACGCCGCCTTCCTCGCCGAGCGCCCGGATCACTACCTGGTCAGCGTATCGAAGGCGAAGCCGCCGGTCCGGGAGGGAGTGGAGACGGCCACGGAGCCGCCGTACGAAACCAGGGGCGCGCGGCGGATGCGTGGAGAACGAGAGGAGAACGAAGAGAGATGATACTGACGACCAAGACCACCGAGCGGTGGGCCCCGAACTGGGAAGGCAACCTGGAGCTGCCCGAGGCGGAGCGGGTGTATGTGACGATGCGGTTCCCCGATGCAGAGGAGCGGGCGCGGATCCGGACGATTCGAGGTTCCTACGTCATGCCGAAGGACAAGGAGACCCGCGACAGCGCGGATGCCATGGAGATCCGGATCGACGCCCGCTACGACGTGCCGTATGTGATGCGGAAGCTGGTGAAGAAGATCGAGAACCTCACGGACAACGTCGACGGCCGCGAGGTGCAGCTCGATACCGGCGAGAAGGTGCTGGCGAGCGCGAATCGCAAACTCACGGCGCTCATCGACAAGATCCTGGCGAAGTTGGACGAGGATGAAATCTCGGAGGCCGACGAAAAAAACTTCGAACAGCCTTCCACCTCGTAGCGGAAGGCTGGCACGAGTACACGCTCCCGGACGAGTCGGATGCGCTCTGGGGGCGGCAGGGGGACATCCTCGTCCTGATCCCGCCGGACATCCAGGTCCCCCGGCGCGAGGTCAAGCAGTATCTCACGCCGACGTTCTTTCGGTGCTACGACTGGTGGATCGAGTTCCGCGATTTCGCCGAGAACCATCTCCCGGAGCCCGGGGGGCTGAATCAACAGAGCTGGGCCTGGCGGCGCGTGGTGCGGCTATTCCAGCAAGAGTACCGGCGACACCTGGAGATCGAGAGGAAGCGCAAGCATGGCGGTGAGTGAAGAGCTGAGACTCGTCATCAAGACCGAGATGGCGAAGGCTATCCAGGATTTCAAGAAACTCAAGGGCGAGACCGACAAGACCGGCCGGGGCATGGAGAAGTTCTCCGCCATGGCCACGGCCGCCGGCACGGCACTGCTGGGATATTTCGGCGCACGGAAGCTCCTCGAGGTCGGTAAGAGCATGCTCCAGACCGCGGCGGACATCGAAACCGCAACGGTCTCCTTCGAGGTCCTGCTCGGGAGCATGGACAGGGCAACCGCGCTGATGGACGAGATCCAGCGCTTCAGCGCCTCGACGCCGTTCCAGCTCCCCGAGCTGCAGGACGCGGCGCGACGGCTGCTGGCGTTCGGCACGGCCGCGGGAGACGTCGTCAGCAAGATGGAACAGCTCGGCAACCTGGCCCAGGGTAACGCCCAGGTCCTCGACCGTCTCACCAACGCCTACGGCAAGGTCCAGGCGAAGGGCCGTGCGAGCCTCGAAGAGCTGAACATGTTCACCGAGGCCGGCGTGCCCATCATGAAGGAGCTGGCGAAGCAGTACGACGTCACCAGCGAAGAGATGTTCAAGCTGATCGAAGGCGGGAAGGTGGGGTTCGCGGAAGTCGACGAGGCCGTGCGTTCCATGGCTACGGGGGAAGGTCAGTTCGCGGGCATGCTCACGAAACAGAGCCAGACGCTCAACGGCGTGATGAGCACTCTCCGAGACAACGTGAAGCTGCTCGGGGGAACCATCGGCGAGCTGCTGCTGCCCGCCACGAAGAAGCTCGCCGGCAACCTCACGGATATCGTGAGCGTGATGAACGATCTCGTCGGCGCGCACACCAGGTACCGCGAGCTGGTACGAAAAGGCGACCTCACCTTCGACGAGCGCCGCCAGAAGATCGAAGCTGACTTGATCCGGACGCAGGCGATCATCCACGGCTTGGAGCGCGATCGGCTGGTGATGTTCACCACGGGGAAGCGCTACTACGAGATGATGATCGCCAAGGCCAAGGAGCTCGCCGGCGAGATCGAGCGCTACAACGAGGCCGAGAAGGAAGCGGCGGAGGCCGCCACGGCCGCGGCACAGATCGCATCGCGCAGAGTCGAGATCGCCAAGCTGGAGAGTTCGATCGCGCATATTCAGCAATCGGCTCGCGCCGACGAGCTCACCCAGACCAAGGGCTACCTCGCGATGCTGGAGCGGATCACTCAGCTCAATCAGGAGATCCTCGACCTGAGCACACAGACTGCGGAGGCCAAGAAGGATGCGGCACGCGAAGAGAAGTTCGCCGCGGACCTCGCCGAGGCCTACGGCAGAACTCCCCAGGGACAGATCGAAGCGCTTGAGAAGCAGATTCGCGGCTGGGAGAGCATCATCGACGTGCAGGGCGAGCAGGCCGACCAGGTCAATGCCGTGCTCAACATGCTCTACGACCAGCTCGAGGCCGCCCGCGATCTGCTCGGCGTGTACCTGGAGACGAACCAGGCCCTCGAGACCGCGAGCGCCATGTGGCTGGTCACGGGCAAGACCCTGGACCTCCAGGCGCGTGAGCGGGAGAACGCAATAGTGCTGCAGCAGGAGATGGTCGACGGGATCCACGCGGAGAGCGAGGCCCTCGATGAGGTCCTCGTCAAGCACGACAAGCGCGGCCGCCTGCTGATCACCGAGGGCATGCGCATCGCCTACCAGAACCGGGAGCTCGCCAACGCGAAGGTGATCGAGGATGAGATGGCCCTCGGCGCCAACGATCGAGCGGAGGGCATCGCGACGCACATTGCCCTGCTCGGCCAGGAGAAGAAGGTCACCGGGAACATCCTGACCGATATCGAGAAGATCCTGAAGGCCGAGAAGGGATTCGAAGACATCGGCCGGCGGGCGGTCAACGCCTTCACCGCGTCCTACAACCGTCTCGTGCAGATGACTCGGGAGCACCAAGCGTTCAACGAGGAGGGAGAAGACGCGATCCGGAACGCCGAGGACCTCTACAGCGCGTGGGGCAGCATCACCGAGGAGATCGGCGAGGCGGCGAGCCTGCAGGGCAGCATGGGCGGCGCGGAGTTCGCGGATACGATGGAGACCCTGGCCGACGAGGCGGACCGTTTCGCATACGAGATGGATCGACTCGGCTCCACGATCACCGGGTGGCGTACGGGATCGGGCATACGGCTACAGAGAGACATCGAGGATCTGGGAGAGCAGTGGTTGTCCGGGGCGCTGTCGCTGGAGGAATTCGAGGACGCGATTCAGGATCTCTACGCGAGGATAGCAGATGAGACGGGGAAGGCGGAACGCGACGACATCCTTGCCATGATCGACTACCTCTACGACCACTGGAAGGATGCTGCCGCCGATGCTGCGAAGGAGGTCGCCGACGCGGCGCGGGACGCCGCGAAGGCCATGGAGGATGCATTCGACGAGGTGCTCGACGCGATCGGCGAGACCTACGACGACGAGCTGTATCTGCTGCGCCATCTGCTCGACGAGGGACAGATCGGCGTAGAGGAGTACCTGCGGCGACTGCAGGCCCTGAAGGACTGGCGTGCCGGCGCGACTACCGAAGGGCGCGAGGAGATCTACGGCGCCCCCGCCGACCCCGGGGAAGCCGGCTTGCTCCCCACCATGCCCCTGCTCAGCGCGGCGCCGGCGGGCGGCCCCAGCTACAGCATCACGATCAACGCCCCGACGGGGAACGCCGAAGAGATCGCCAAGGCCACGCTCAACGGGATCGCGACCCTCGATAGGCGGCACCGGCTATGACGACTCGCGTGCACGAGGTGGAGTTCCCGGGCGACGGCTTCTGGACCGCCGTTACGGCCTATGTGCAGGCCGAGAGCATGGAGCTCGACGAGCTGCTGCTGACCGGGGACTACCGCTCCTGCAAAGACGTCTATCGGTTCCGCATCGCGGGGTACACCGACGCCATTCACGACGACCTCATGAACGCCGACGAAGCGATCCTCTTCCGGTGCAGCGAGGGGGCGACGACGATCTTCACCGGCAAGATCGACCCGAACTTCCAGCAGCAGATCGGCACCACGATGGGGCCGTTGCAGCTCGAGGCGGAGGACAACAGCTACCTGCTCGACGAGCCTCTGTCGGCCTCCGTGGCCTATCCCGCGCTCGTGGGGGGTGCGGCGTACAAGATCTTCGACAGCGGCGACACCGACAACTCACTGATCCACTGCCTCCTGGACGCCGCCGGCTACGACATCGACACGGAGATTGCGGCGGGCACTCCGGACATCTTGGACACCGTCGAGCACGTGTCGGCGAGTGAGGGCGAGGCCACCTACTGGGAGCTGATCGACGACATCCTCCACTACCACGGGTACGCGATGCGGTGGACCGCCGGCGGGCAGTACACGCACGTCAACTGGGCGCCGAGCGCCGTGGTGAGCGCGCACACCTTCGCGCTGGCGACGAACCCTCCGCTCCGGACGAGCCGGAAGTTCATGGATTTCGACGGCGTCGAGGTGGAATGGTACGTCCTGGACACCCTCAGCGATGCCCGGCTCTACCAGATGGACGTGCCGTTCAACGCCGACGGCACGTTCGCGGGGATCTCCATCGCCGCCGGGTCGGAGCATCCTCTCGGGGCCGACGAGGACGACACCTACCAGCACTACGAGGAGCGCTGGTTGGAGCGGGATCCCCGCGACACCTCGGGTTTCGCCTCGACCGTGGCTCTGGGGCGGCCCCGGCCGAAGCCGAGCCTGATCCGCGACATCGATCTGATCGCCACGAGCGGGCACTCGATCAAGGACAGCTACGACAACGGCATCACCCGCACGGTGAGCTACGAGAGCCTCCGGGCGAAGCTCTACTACTCGAACCCCACCGGGGGCACCCTGAAGCTGTACTACAGCTACATCTACGGGGACGCGCTGTTTCGGCAGGGGATCAAGAAGACGAAGAGCCTCTTCGCCGCCGGCGCGACGCGGCTCATGCCGATCCAGACCCGGCACCTCTACACGGAGGCCGCGGCGCAGAAGTACGCCGTCGCGCGACGCAATACGCTCCAGTACGGCGACTTCACGTACACCCTCTCCGATCGGGAGTCGGTGAACGTGGGCAGCATCGCGACCATCGCGTACACCGATCCCGTGACCTCGATCTCGATCTCGACGACGGTGATGGTCGTGGGGAAGCGCAAAGCCCCCCACCTCCCGCTCTACCACTACATCGCCTACGGGGTCGCGGCCTACAGCGTCGAGCCCGTGGATACCGAGGGCGAGGAAGTCACGAACCTTGCCTTCGAGGGGATCCGCGACGCAGCGCGCTCCTCTTCGCTGCTCGGCGACGCCTCGGCGTACTCCGAGTACGACGCGATTCCCCAGGCCGATTGCGAGTACTGGGATCTCCGGCAGCCGGATTGCAAGAGCCACCTGGGGCGCGCCCCCGAGAGCGGCTACCTGGTGAGCTTCTTCCCCGGGCACCTCTACGATGAGATCCGGACGGAGTACGACAACCTGTGGGCGAAGTTCACGGGGCTCGGGACCGTCGGCGTGTTCCAGGGCACGACGAATCGCGTGAGCGATCCCGAGGACCTCACGACGAGCAATTGGACGTTGCAGGGAGGATGTGCGGCGGAACTGTCCGACTACTACTGGGACGGCAAGCGATTCACAAAAGTCACTACCGGCGCGACGGCGAATCGGGGCGTCTACCAGGCACTCTCCTTCACGGGCGACGGAATGAAGGCAATTAGTGTGATAGC